AGGGGGCTTAACGGCCCCCTTTTTTTATGGTAGAAAGGATAAAATGATCAAAACATTTCGCGTACAGATAAGAGCATATGGCTACTATGCTGACTTCGAACTTGCATCCGAAGACAGTTCAAAAGCTTTTGAAAATGCACTAGTTGACAAACTAGGAAAAAATGATATAAAATGGGATAAAGATGGATTTACAGACCATCGTAAATTATGGATAACCTATGAGGAGACCATAGATGCAAATACAAGTCAGAGACCTATACAAACAGAAGAGAAGTCTCGAGACAGAGTGGGCGGTGCATCAGCGTGATAACCAAAGATACACTTTGGATATGGTTAGGATTGACAAAAAAATTAGAGAAGTTGTCAACCAAATCAAAGAGGAAGAAGCTAAAATAGCGACTCTCTCTAGTAAGATCGAAGATGCTGCACCCGAAGTTTCTGTAGCTACTTAATAAAAAGCTACATCGCTGAATTATATCACTTCACAACAGAATCTCTTGCACTCTTTATAAAAGAGGGGTATAAAACAATTAAGTAATTGGTTATTCACTAAAGAATAACTGGTCTAATAAGGAGGACTGATTATGACAACACACTTTACTTCAGGAGTCACGAACGTATCTTCAGTAGGTGATGGTGGTAGATTAAAACAACCTGACCCGATTAAGTATCACGTTTATCACGAGGACTTCGACAAATACACAGCTAGCGACTGGGTTATCACTACAACTGAAGCTGGTGGCGGAGACGCAACAGAGGCTTTAGGCGATGGTGACGGCGGTTTATTAGTTGTAACAAACGATGCGGCAGACAATGATTCTGATGAG